GTCCTTTCTTCTTGATCAAGTTTGACGTCAACTACTATATTCCCGTTATCATCAGGAAGCAAGCCTGTGAAGAGATCCTCAATCTTCGAACAAACGTACCTAATCTCATCGTCTTTCAATGAGGTCATCTCAAGACCACTTACTGATTCCATATTCTGGTAAAATTTCCCTAACATGAGATTCCTAGCAGGATTCACTCTTATTATGCCGCCAAGCTCTAGAGGCACTTTCTGTATGTTGTCGAAACCTATAAGCCTTGCTTGCTTGATCATTCCTCCCATTATCAAAACCAGATGATTGTCTATTACGTGAACCCATGACGATCCTATGTAACCCAAACCCTTTCTCAAAGCCTCTTTAGATTGCTCACAGGCCCAGGTAGCCATAGACGCGTAGTCATAGTCGAACGGACACTCAACAAAAGAGTTCCTTATCTTTAGTTCTGAGTTGAAGCAACCATTGACAGTTCTGTAAACTGAATTGAACTCACTTTTATGACCGCTTTTTGTTGATTTTTTTCTGTTTCTCGTTATGCCAGACATCTTCTGAATTTTGAGTACGCAGTTCGTGTGTTCTGACATGTTTTGTATTGGAGAGAAGCCTTCCTTGAGCGTTGCTTTCACAAACATTGCGTAATCATCAGAGGTGTTCACAAAGTTCATTTTCACCTTTTCTGATGTTAGGGAGTGCTCTCTGAAAACTGATGTTGACAGATGGAGCACATCATCCTGAAGCAAACCAGATCCTGATCCAATGAGGCCCTGTCCCATTCCCTGAGGATTTATCAAAAACTTGCAATCTGAGTTGAAAACCTTGTCATCACACAGAGACAGAAAATCAGCAACAGGGGGTATCAGCCCACCAGCACCGTCACTCATGTTCATTATCATTCCATCAGGAAGCTTGAAGATCTTCTGAGAAAATGACCTGTATGTGGCCATGTATATCTCTCTCAGGTTTTTGTCCACGATTCTGCTACATAGATGGAAAGCAAGAACATAAGAAAGCATTGACGGTCCCCATGAAGAACAATCAGCATTGTCAAAGTAAACGACATCGTTTTCTCCTTTTTTTATCCTTGAATACTCATTGAAAAGGTTTTGAGCAACTGTGTCTTTTGTCTTGAGCTCCATGACATTTGAAACAACTCCAAACTTATGATATGAGGCCCTCACCGCTCTTGCGGCTGATTCAAGACAGAAACATCCTATCCTCATCGGCGAGTTCATGACGTGTATCTCTCTGTACGAAGACCCCGAACCTCTACCGTTCTTGTGTATTGCTCTGCTCACGTACTGAGCTTTATGACTTAGATTGTGGAGATGAGTTGGCATCAGACTCTCAGAGGTTGTCAAAAGCTTTTTGATACTATTGCTGTTTATGGTTCTCGGCTTAATCGGCTCTGACTTGAACTCTGTTTTATCGATGAGTGATGGTATCTGCCTATCGTCTATAAAATCGCAAACATTTATTAAGCTAGTTTTCCAGCATTTGTCAGTCTGGTTTATCATGACAGTCTTCAACTTACCATTTTCGTCCTCAACTCTCATTTTGGTTGTCTTAAAAACAGTGTTGTCATAACTCATCGAGCCTCTAGCATTTAGAACGCCTCTAACTGTGAATTTCTCTTTGCAATAATAAGGATCCAAGACACTTTCTTTCGACCAAAACTCTCCAAAGGTCAATTTGAGGTCAGGAGAAAGTCTCAAAGTGTTTTCCATGACAGACAAAATCGACATTGATGGAAGTGGTTTGTATTTGTCATAATCAGAATAGACTTCCTGTCTTAGCAGTCTTGAGAAATCAATGAAGTCTTTAACATCGAAGTCACACGACCACCTACCTCCAACACAATTCCTGAACTCAAGGCAGTTCTTTATCTCCTTTATCATTGTTTTCGCCTCTCTGTAAACAATGTTGCTGTGCTCATGGTAAAGAAACTTGCAGAAGTAAATCGCATCAAATATATTGTCATCAGTGGGTAGGAAGGTCTCCTCATACGGCATTGCTATTTTCCAGTTTGTTGACTTTGTGATGGATTTATCAGATTTTTCAAAACCTTTGCTCTTGAACTCACCGAGAAGGCTTTTCTTGAACCTGCTGCTTTCTGCAACTTCCATGAATATTGTCAATTTGAGGCTCCTGAGATTGAATAATTTTGCAAACATGTTTTTTGTTTTGTAATTATCATCATTGAGAAGCTTCTCGAACAATTCTGAAGAGCCCTCAGAAACTCCAGTTGAGTTTATGACAAGGTACCTTATTAGCTCAGCTGAGTTTGAGAAGCTCGTTTTGTTAACCATCATAAGCCCATATATGTAAAATGGGTTGATTCTTTTGCAAACTTCTTCAGATAGTGAAGATGATCTTATGTCATAAAGCATGGTGTACACACTAATGAACTTGTGATATGATATCACACCCCAATTAAGCTCATCTGGTGAGACGAATATCATTCTCGTGCTGCTTCGGTTATGAGGAATTATGGCCAATCTTGTGTCTCTGACAATGTCGCCAACTGCGAAACAAATAATCTCTTTAAGGCTCTTGATGCTGCTTGTAAGATTGGCTATAACCAGGAATTTTCTTCTATGATCGACAGATATGGAGACATTGACACTTTTCCCATCGAAGTGAGAGCTTCCCTTGTTCATTCTGAACTTTTTGATGTTTTGAGCCAGATGTTCATAAACCATGCAATTGGATTCGATCAGTTCAGCGAGTCTTGTGTTTTTGATAGATTTGAGAGTCTTCAACATCTCATGCCTGGAAATGGTGTCAACTTTCTCTGACCCAAATGAGTTCAATATCATTTGGTCCATATCTTTACAGTAAAGACTTTCTCCACCATCTGAATTCCAATAATCCTTCTCCGAATCCAAGTGCTCCTCGAGCTCATCTGCCGACAAAAAAGGAATGAAATCAAGCCTGGTCTTATAGTCAATGAGTGAGCCTTCTTTGAATGTTATTCTGTAAGTGGTGTTTTTGACATTGTTTGCAACTGATCCTGATCTTGGTTTTAATTCTATCTTTTTAATTGAGACGTTGCTCTCGAATCCCTTCAATGCTTTGTAGATCTCAAACGGAAAGCCTTCCGACTTTGAGAGCAATTCAAGCATCTCCTCTTCCTCATTGAATCGTTCAGTGCGAACTGAGAATCTTGGAAACTTGATGCTAGGCTTCACTTCCATGGATTCGATCCTGGCAAAGTGATCGAGGAGCGGGCTGTCAACACCAATTGAGTTTATAAGCTCACCGTAACCAGCTGCGTTTGATGCCAGATGATACTTGACACTCTCAATGTGCTTTTGATCATTTATTTTCATTTTTTCCTTGTGCTTGTACATGTCAAGATTTTGGGCTGCGTTCAAGCTCTCTGAAACAATTGATAGTAGTTCATCCCGATACTCAGCATACTCACCGATCCTGGAGTTCTGAAAAAATTCGATCATTCTCTCTGTGGTCTCAAATTCCTTCTCAAAAGGTGTTGGGATGTCAAAAACGAAATCAATCTGGGCAGGTAAGATACTCTCATCATAATCATATCTAATGACATTCCTTGAAACATCAGAGTTTGGGAAAATGTTTGAAAGCTTTGTTAGCTTGTCTTCTATGGATTTGCACCTCAAGTACTTGAGCGAGCCAGCAAGATATGGCTGGGTCTTGTGAGAGTCGTATGTCATGTCACTTATCACGGTGTTTCCATCAAACTCCCACATTATGTCTAGATCAGCCAGGTATCTTTGGTAAGCATGATCGCAGCCTTCTATAATGTAGACCTTCCCACCGTTCTCAACAACTGATATCGCAAATTTCAAGAGCCCTACGAAGTGTCTCATAGAATCATGTTTCCAAGGGAAAAGATCCACCTTGTCAGGAATGGAACCATGATTTGCACAAAACCGAATCACGCTTGAGACATCCGAGAAGTTCAGTATCTCTTGAAGAATGTCCTTCAGCTGTGAGAGCTGGAAACAGTTTTTCCTTATTATCTCTATGAGTGAATCATCCAGTGAGACAGGTTCTTCATAATCCTCCTCATCATCTGAATAAGGCCCCGGGTTGCTCTCAACTCCATACCTTGACAGCCTATCCTGATTCGACTCACAATAAAACGATAAAGATGGCATCTTTCCAAAAAGGTCACCTCTTGCTTCAATCATCTCACTCCTCCCAAAACCTGCTGAAGCATCTGGAACAACATAGTCTCTCTCCTGAGCAAATGAGAGGGCTCCACCATCGTACCAATCTGAGTAAGAAACATTCTGCTCATAATCTTCCTCTCTGAAGTGCGATCTACCTCTAAGTGAAAAATTCCAACCTGCTACTTTTCTTTGATACCTAGACAGAGACTCCATGAACCCCAAATTGTTTAAGCAAACATACCTGCTTATTTCGACTCGATCTATGAGAGAGAGGTAAACTGGAGGTCTCAATATGCCGATAAGACAGAATGAGAAGACATCACAATCGGTTATATCGAATTCGCAGTCGTTCAGAAGCTCAACATCACCATCGTCCATGTGCGATATGTTTGGCTCTAAAAGGTCGTCTTCAAGATCAAGATTGTATTCGAGAGAAGCAATTCTTACCTCCTTCGGGCTAGATCTTTGAGAGTAATCTAATATATTCTTCCATCCATCAAAAACCTCACCTCTAGGCATTATCGTAGAAGTAAAATAGCTAATCCTATGAGTTCGCACATCTCCCGTCAGCCTGCATCTATCGTCATAATCGCAATTGAATGTGACAAACTCAAGCCTTCTTATGAAAGAAATTCCATCGACCTTGGTCAGTCTATTATACCAACGAAGAACTGGATCAGATGTCAGAACTTGCGACACGGCATCAATAACCACTGAATCTGCCTTTGATGACCAAATTCTTTCAACCAAAACAGCTTTTGGATGATCTCTCAAGCTCAAAGGGAACTCAATGATCTCAGCATTTCCACTGCTGACTGATTCAGATGACGGCGAGCGTGACAGAGTCTGTGTGTTCGTATCTATGTGTGTTGTGGGCCT